CCACACCAAAGAAAGCGGGTCTTTATCATGGCCAACACCAACAGTCAGCGACATCAAAGGCCCCCGGGGAGCAGAAGCACAAAGGAAAAAGGGCAACCCATCAGACAGTTTGCCAAACATAATGAAGAACTTGTACCCGGATTCCCATCCAGACCAGACCAACAGCAGTACCATTGGGAGCGGCCAAGAACACAGCCCCGATTGGGTCGAACAGTTGATGGGTATTCCAACAGGTCTGACAGACTTCAATTGCTTGGAAATGGAGTAGTTCCACAAACAGCCGCTAAAGCTTGGCTAACATTGACAGAACAGGTTTGAGTAATGCACAGAAAGAAAATCACACCAGTAAAAGAAAAGCACAAAGACCAATACGAAAAGCTTTACCTTGAATCACAGCAAAATTTTATGACTGTTCAAGGCTTTATGGATTGGTATGGAATCAACAGAACCATAGCCCGAAAGATTCTCAGCATTGGTGCGGCTGTTCACAAAGAAAGAACAGGCAATGAAGTTGATGCAGTTGATAAAATATATTTATCAAAGGATCAGTTCTAAAGAATGAAGCTCACAGACTTGCACAGGGAGAAGATAAATAATGACAATGCCAGATGAACGGAGAAATGCCGTAAACAGTACAAGGCTGTTTCTGATTGCCTTATTAGATCCAAAGAAAACACCGAGAGTTTCAAGCGCAATAAGAAAAGAAGCTGCTCGATGTCTTAGACATTATCCGGGAGAATACTACATGATAAAAGCCTCAGAACAAGCGCCTGAACTATTTGGTGATTGGGATGCATCCTCAAAGAAAGAGATAAAATATGATTATTGACCTTTGTGTTTTAAAGTCAGCAACCCAAAACTTTTATATTGTGTCAGGCTTTGGCGTGACTGCCAGTGACTTCAGCAACAGAATTCACTCTGACATATTCATTGCCATTGAAGCCATAGTTGAACGCCGTGGGCATTGTGATATTGCCACCATTGTTGATGAACTAATACGCCAAGGGTCAAGGGCCAGCTTTGCTGATGTGCGTGATGTGTATGAGTCTGAATTTAGCGTTGGTCTGATTAAGGATTATTGCAAGGCTCTGATGCGAGAGAATAAGAAAACCCAATTGCTGACAGTATCAAATCAGTTGGTTGAAATTGCATTGAATGAAAAGCTGACTATTGAACAAGCCGCTGATCAGGCTGAAAAAGCCATCACTGGGTTCACTGTTGGGGCATCCAAATCTGTTGAAAACATGACTGACTTTCTACAGGATTCAGTGAACCAGATTCTTCACAGGATAGAAAACCAAGGCATTCAAGGGATTCAAACTGGCTTCACTGACTTTGACAATATGCTTGGTGGGTTGAACCCGGGGAACTTGATCGTTATAGCTGCCCGCCCTGCAATGGGCAAAACAGCCTTGGCTTTGAATATAGCAATAAGGGCAAGTCATGCAGGTTCACGCTGCTTATTCATGAGCTTAGAAATGACAAAAAGCGAAGTGTTTGACAGATACACTTCAATTAAAGCTGGCATCAATCACACTCACTTGAGAAACGGCAACTTGAATGGTGATGATTTGGACAAGCTCAATGCTATGTGTTCTAATCTCAAAAAATTGGCAAGCCCTATCTTGGTTGATGACACAGCAGGGCAATCAATAAACGAAATAAAGTCTAAGGTCAGGGCCGCCCACAGGAAACAAAGCCTTGATCTTGTTGTCATTGATTATCTTGGATTGATTAAAGATCGTAGTGCAAGATCGAAGAATGAAGAAATGGGCAACATCACAGCAGCATTGAAAGCCCTAGCCAAAGACATCAATTGCCCTGTTGTTTTGCTTTGCCAGCTGAATAGGGATTGTGAAAGGCGTGATGATAAACGCCCATTGATTGCTGATCTGCGCGACAGTGGGAGCATTGAACAAGATGCTGACAGTGTAACATTCATTTACCGTGATGAAGTGTATGAACAGCACAGCGCCCGCGCTGGAATCACTGAGTTGATAGTAAGAAAAAACAGGCATGGCAGAACTGGAACCGCATTCTTGAAAGACAATCTAGCATTGCAAAGGTTCAGCAATTACGTTGGTGAAGTACCAGAACAAGAAATCATCAAAACATACGCGAAGAAATCCGCATTTAATTAAGGAAATATCATGGCCAAGAAACAAAGCATCACCGTTGAACACCTGATAGGCAATGAAGTTGCTGATCGTTTGACTTGTTACAGTACAGGATTTTTGAGACATTCATTAATTGTCAATGAAGATGAAAGCCTTGAAGATCAGGTTCAAGCAATTGCCGAAAGCTTTTGTGACATGGTTAAACTGAAGGCACCAAAACAAATGTGGCTTGTTGAAGTTGGCGTTTGGAACTCTTTTGAACCAGTTGATGGTGATGGTGATGAATGATCCCGTCAACCACCCAAGTCATTACACCGCTGGCAAGATTGAAACCATTGATTATCTGGTTGATGTTCTTGGTGTTGAAGGTGCTATTCATTACTGTCATGGCAATGTCATTAAGTATACTGGCAGCCGTTTACATAATAAAAAAAACCCTATCCAAGATGCACAAAAAGCTGTTTGGTATATGAACAAGATGATTGAACTGATGAAGGTAAAAGACAATGGCTAACACAGCACAAAACGGCAAAGGCTCAAAGCGTAGAAAGACCGCTGATGAAGTTTCATTCAATGATAACTTTGACAATATAGACTGGTCAAAAGGCAAGCAAGAAGAAGAACCAGAACAAGATGAAAGCAATAATGATGTAGCGAATAATTGTTCTGAAGATTCAATTGAAATTAAAACTATTCCATTGGGAACTGGTGTATTAAGATAAAGTTCAATGTCGTATTTTTGTAAATAAATGATTATGATTTTTTATCTAAGCCATTAATTTAAAACAAATTAATTAAAATTTTTGTATTTACTGGGTGTTTCGTGGCGAAGTTAAGAAAATGAATTGTGATAAAATCACAAATCAAAGCAGCTTTTTAAATTTGGTCTATTGTTAAAACATCAACCAAACAACAGGATCAAATTAAATGAAACAAAGAATGTCAGCCAAAGCAGAAAATATACAAGCAGCAATTTTCGCCATTATAATTATTGGTGTTTATTGTTGGGGTCTTGATCAATTTTTGAGTTCCTTATAATGAATTTTGACGAAGACTTTTTTTGCTTTTTCTTGGTGGCAATACCCACCTTGATTATTTTCACAGCCATTATGGATGGGCGCATATAATGAACAAAGATGATCTATTACAATTGGCCGCTATTATTTGCGCCGCCTATGCTTTTGTATTACTCTTTCAAAACTTGATAGTGGGGTGTTAAATGAATGATGATTTGAGTAAATACGACAAGCAATTGATAAAGCTTCATGATGATCTTGGTCATGCAATTGATCGCGTTAATGATTTGTACAAAGCCAAGTTCATCAACCGTGGTGATCGTGATCTTGCAACCATTCAGATGTATGAACAAAGATTGAACATTTTTAATTTGATGCTTGAACGCGACATAGTGGGTGAAACATGATTGATCTGAAAGACTTATACAAAACCTTTGGCCGTGATATTGAATTTTTGAACGCTCTTTGTATAGCCAGCAAAATTGATATTACATATTGGGACATCGCAACAACTGAGCTTTATGCAAGGCGCATGGATATTGTAGAAATGCTTATCAAGAATAAAATTTTAATAGATGACCTGCCACCAGTTGAAATCAGGGATGCAAGACAAGCACTTGATTTGTTTTTTAGAGCCAACAAGGTCAAGCAAGTCAAAAGGAATAAGAAAAAGTGAGCGCCATTGTCACCCCCGAAAGACTTATAGAAATCGCGGGTGATACAAAATCCCCCTGTGAAATTCTCAACTGTCCAAAGATAAAGATTTGCGCGAATGGCTTTGCTTGCATTGCCTTTGAAGATTTCGTTGATGGCATCAAGCCAGATTCAGAAACCTATTCAGAACGATACCTTGAACCAGAAGCAGAAATTTATGACCGCATCTTTTTAGGATCACCTTTTTAATGAATTATTATTTTTGTGATGAACCAACTTTGATAAGCTTTTCAGGTGGCAGAACTTCAGCTTTCATGTTGTTCAAAACACTTGAAGCGCATGATGGCAAGCTTCCTGATTATGTCAAAGTCTGCTTTGCTAATACTGGAAAAGAAATGCCCCACACGCTTGATTTTGTGCGTGACTGTTCTGCAAATTGGGGCGTAAAAATTCATTGGCTAGAATATGATGGCAGAATAAAAAAGCAAGATTCAAAAAATTATAACTATTTCTGGAAGGAAGTTGACCATAAAACTGCAAGCAGGAATGGCGAACCTTTTTCCAAGTTGATTAATGATGTTGGCCAGTTGCCAAACCCAATGAACCGGATGTGCTCTGGGCAAATGAAAATCAGAACCATTCACAGGTTTTTAAAATCTGAAGGTTTTGCTTCACCCTATCAAGCCATGATTGGAATTAGAGCTGATGAACAAAGAAGGGCAATGAAGATGCTAGGTGTTGTTTCTGATGGTTCAGAAAAAATGCTTCCTCTCTATCATGATAATATATCAAAAGAAGATATTGGCGAATTTTGGAAAAAACAAGCATTCGATTTGCAGCTACCCAATAATAATGGGGTAACTGATTGGGGCAATTGTGATCTTTGCTTCCTTAAAGGTAAATCAAAAAGATTATCAATCATTCAGCAGAAGCCAGAACTTGCTGATTGGTGGTTAAGAGAAGAAAAAAAACAGGGTGATTATTTCAATAGGCTAGAACTTGGCTATGAAGAATTAAAAATTATTGCAACTGACCAACAAGGTTTTGATTTTGGTAATGATCAATCAATATCTTGTTTTTGTGGGGACTAAATGAAGAAAACAAAACTAAACCAGAAAGGCAACATGACATTGAACCGCCGCGACAGGCATTGGCTAAAGCGTAAAGGTATCAATTCATCTGAGTATTCAACTGTCGGGATTGATGGTGGCCCTTGGCTGACTGACTATCTAAGCAGGAACCCCAAGGTAGTGAATGATTCGCGCCCGGGTAAAATCTATGATTAATTTGATGCAAGGTGATTGCCTTGAACGCATGAAAGAAATACCTGATGGTAGTGTTGATATGATATTGACAGATCCGCCGTATGGCACTACTCGATGTAAATGGGATTCGGTTATCTCAATAGATAACATGTGGCATGAATTGAAAAGAATTATTAAGCCTGATGGGGCTATTGTTTTGACAGCCGCCCAACCATTCACAAGTGTTTTAGTTTGCTCTAATTTAAAACAATTTAAATATGATTGGGTTTGGCAGAAAGAAGCAGGAACAGGCATGTTAAACGCGAAAAAGCAACCTCTGCGAGATGCCGAATCTGTCCTTGTTTTTTATAAAAAGCAACCAACATACAATCCACAATTCACAAAAGGTAAACCATATACTGTAAAAAAAGGAAGCGATTCGCAGCTTTATAATAAGTCAGAAAATGTTGTCACAGTTAATACTGGCAAGCGATACCCCAAAACTGTGCAAAAATTTAATCGTGATCGTGGTAGCTTTCACCCAACCCAAAAGCCAGTGGCTCTTATGGAATACTTAATCAAAACCTATACAAACGAGAATCAAACAATTTTGGATTTCACTATGGGTTCAGGTTCAACTGGTGTGGCTTGCGTCAATACTGGGCGCAACTTCATAGGCATTGAACTTGATGAAGAATATTTTAATATAGCTAGTGAGAGAATAAAACAATCAGAAGAAACCCTTAAACAACAAATTAAAAAAGTGGTATGAAAATGAATTATCTTGATTTCGTTAATGATCGTGAAACCTTAGCTGATGCAATTGGTGATGGTGTGGCCTATGCCATTGAATCTGATTCAGAAGCCTTTGAACAAATGCTAGAAGCGCTGACATCAAATGATAACGCTCAACTGGGTAAGCTGGTGCGTGAACATATACGCGCAATCATTGAAGATGAATGGGCTTTGACTTGTCCTTATTAGGGGATCAATAGTGATTAAGCATAAGAAACAGCTAGTGATGACAGGGCCGCATGAGATTGGCAAGCTGCTACACTTGGAAGAACTGAAGGGCGCATTCCCTGATGGTGGTTATCAGATAACAATTGAACCATTGTCAAAGGTCAAAAAGCCAAGATCTACGGCGCAGAACGCCGCACTTCACTTGTTCTTTGATTGGCTTGCTATGGAACTTAATGCGGAAGGGCTGACACAAAAGCTTGTCTTTGAGAATCTTAAAGATGGTTCCCATGCTTGTTGGGATAGGGATTCAACCAAGAACCTTTGGCGCATCATGCAAAGGGCATTGGTACAAAAAAACAGCACTTCAGAACTGACCACCTCAGAAGTTGATAAAATCTATTCAGCCCTCCAAGCTTTCTTTCTTGCCCGCATGAATTTCACCATCACAGAATTTCCATCAAGGGATGATTTGTAATGCCAAAGACTACACCAAGAACAAACGCGCTGAACACGCTTCAAAAGCTTGTCAGGATTAAAGCAGCAGATGACCAAGGGTTTTGTTCGTGTGTAACCTGTGGGGTCACAAGGCAATGGAATGAAGGAATGCAAGGCGGGCATTTCATAGCTAAGGGCAAAGGCGGAACAAATGAATGGGCATTGATTGAAGAAAATGTTCATCCACAATGCGCCGCTTGCAATGGTTTTAGAATGCGATATGGTAATGCAGAAGCATCCTACACTTTATATATGGTTGACATGTATGGCCGTGAACAAGTTGACTTGATGATTAATCGAAACAAAGTCACCAAGTACAGCAAGCAAGATTTGATAGATATGACAACAGAATGGAAACAGCAAATCAATTATCACTTGAAAAGGATTGGCCAAGCATGAAGAAAGGAAGAAGACATTTATTCATTCCAGATATGCAGGTAACACCTGAAACGCCAACTGATCACCTTAATTGGATTGGGCGCTATATTGTATCGGCTCAACCTGATGTGATCGTGTGTATTGGTGACTTTGCTGATATGGAATCACTTTCATCTTATGACAAAGGCAAGAAAACCTTTGAAGGTCGAAGGTATTTAAAAGACATTAGCGCTGCCAATGCTGCAATGAAAGTAATGATGGCACCCATCCATAAACACAACAAGCAAAGGTTGAAGCGAAAGGTCAAACAATGGAAGCCACAGATGGTGATGACATTGGGCAACCATGAACACAGAATCAACCGAGCTGTACAAAATGATGCAACCTTGTCAGGTGTACTTTCAACTGATCATCTGAACTACGCTGGCCAAGGCTGGCAAGTGATTCCCTTTCTTGATGTCAT